TGGGATGTCCTTCTCCGCTTGGCGGGTAGTGGAATGGTTTATGACTTTGGAAGACCCGACAAGCCAACAGGCAGCACTAGTGAGTGTAGTCACGGGGGCAATGACAGGTGCATTTGCGGTGTGGATGGGACATGAGAAATGAAATACGATAGATTTAAATTGATGGAAAAACTTATCGCCCACGAGGGACTGCGGCTAAGTGTATACAAGGATTCGCTGGGCATAGACACTATAGGAATTGGTAGGAATCTTCAGGATCGTGGCATCTCTAAAGAAGAGTTGGATGAGTTAGATATACCTAGTATGAAGCATGTATATGATTATGGTATTACAGAAGCAGATGCTTTTAGATTATCTGCAGATGCATCTGGAGATAATTCACCATTAGCGTCAAACATTGAAAGAGTTGATGATGGAACTTTTGCAAAAATTGGGACAGGCATGAGTGAAAGTTCTGGTATATTTACTTTTCCATCAACAGGTCTTTATTATATAGGTTTTACATTTTCAATAAATATTGATGAAAATAGTGATGGTGTTATGATTGGTGAAATTGAAGGAACTTCAGATAATAGTAGTTTTGATACTTTAGCTACAGGTGGATTATCAGGCCCAACAACTTACGCAAATGAGACGTGTAGTATTTTTACATATTTTAATTGTACAAACACTTCTACACACAAAGTTAGATTTGATGTTAGAAGTATGAACAGCAACAATACGAAAGGTGATACAGGTGAAACATTAACAGGTTTCACATTTATAAGATTAGGAGATAGTCAATAATGGCAATAGAATTAACAGAGTTAGATTACTTTCAAAAAGCCTTACATACTTTTAATGGTGCAAATTGGTATGGTTGGAAAACACATGATGACAATGGAAATAAAATTCCAAATAAAGATCGTATGCAATATAAGTATATTAAAATTATTAAAGATGGTGCAACAATGCCAAGTGAAGCAGATGTTAATGCAAAGATACAAGAATTAAAAGATAAACATTTAGCATTCAAAAATAAAAAAATATCAGGCAAACAAAAATTAAAAGATCTTGGATTAGATGATGATGAAATAAAAGCATTGATGGGAGCATAATATGGCTCTACTCTTTGCTAATAACAACTCCCTATCGGCAATCACAAGTGCACCCAGTGGTGTAGGTGGTGGATCAATGTCACTCATCTCTACACAAACTGCTAGTAATTCATCTACAATATCTTTTACTTCAGGATTAGATTCTACTTACAAAGAATATATATTTAAGTTTTATGATGTTCACCCATCATCTGATGGTGCAAATTTTCAAATAAATTTTAGAGATGGAAGTTCAGCTTTTGATGCTACCAAAACTACCACAGTTTTTCTTTCAAACAATAGTGAAGATGGTTCAACAAATGAATTAGCATACAAAGCAAGTAATGATTTAGCACAATCTACAAGTTTTCAAAATCTTGCAGAGTCGGTTGGAGCAGATAATGATCAATGTTGTACAGGAACTTTACATTTATTTGACCCATCAAATACAACATTTGTGAAGCATTTTATTTCTGAAACAAATAATTATGATTCAGGTAATAATGCTATTACATTTTATGTCGCTGGTTATTGTAACACCACAGTTGCAATCGATGGAGTTCAATTTAAATTTAGTAGTGGTAATATAGAATCAGGAATAATAAAATTATATGGCGTTAGTTAAATATAATAATAATAGTTTAAGTAGTGTGACAAGTGCTGCTAGTTTTCCCGCAGGTGCTATGACGCATATTAAAACTATAACAGCTAGTGATGATTCAACAATATCTTTTGTTGATGGTAGTTCAAGTGTAGTATTTGATAATACCTATCCTATTTATCAATTTAAGTTTTTTAATATGCATTCTAATGATAGTAATAAAGAAGATGATTTTAAATTTCAAGGATCAGTAAATACAGGGAGTAGTTATGGCGTAAGTATAACATCAACTTATTTTTGGTCTTATCATAATGAAGATGATTCAGCTCAAATTCTTGCATATTATACTCCACATGACTTAGCTAATAGTACAAGTTTTCAAATGTTAGCACCACAAGTTGGAACAAATGGGGCTGATAAAAGTGTTTCTGGTCAACTAACAATTTTTGAACCATCATCAACAACTTTCGTAAAACATTTTATTGCAGAAACAAGTTCGCTTATGTCAGATGATGTTCTAATAGTATCTTATGTTTCAGGTTATTTTAATACAACATCTGCTTTAGATGCAATTCAATTTAAATATAATGATGCAAATATGGGAAGTGGAGATATAAAATTATACGGAATAAAAAATAGTTAATGAGTATAGTTAAATTAAATAATAACGCAGTAAAAAATGTAACTAGTTTTGGAAGTCTTACTAGTGGAAGTCTTACACATATTTTAACATCAACTATTTCATCCCCTACTTCTAATGTTCAATTTATTCATGGAACAAATGGAGTTGATTTTACAACTTATAAAGAATATATTTTTTATCTTATTTCAATGCATCACAACTCAAATTCTGAACCTGACATAACTGTTAATTTTAGCACTGATAGTGGTTCAAATTATAATGTTACAAAAACATCTACTTCATTTAGAGCATTGCATGGAGAGGGTGGCGAAAACGGAATTTTAGGTTGGTATTCAACAACATCAGAAGCACAAGATACTGCCGCACAATATTTAAGTTTAAATGCTGGTGCAGATGCTGACCATACAATGTCAGGATATTTACATTTAATAAACCCAGCTTCAACAACTTTTGTAAAGCATTACCGTGGACAAATAAATGAAGTTCATGCTTTACCAAGATCAAACACAAATGTTTTTGCGGGTTATTGTAATACTACAAGTGCTATTAATGCAGTAAAATTTAACGGAGAATATGCAGAAAGAAGTGATGGTAATATAGATGCAGGAACAATAATTTTGTACGGAATAAACTAATATGATAGATAAATTAATAATAATAAGGAGAAACAATGCCAAGATATCATAACATAAATGGTAATAGAGTTCAGTTTACAGCAGAAGAAGAAGCTGCTAGAGACGCTGAAGAAAAAGCATGGGAAGATGGTGCTCTTGCTAGAGCACAAGCTAATCTTAGAGAAAAGAGAGATAGACTTCTTGCAGAAACTGATTTCTATGCTTTATCTGATGTAACTATGTCAGATGACATGAAAACATATAGACAAGAGTTAAGAGACTTGCCTAGTGGTAAAGATACTGTTGCTAAATGTAACGATGCTACATTTCCAACTAAACCATAATTATAATGGCTCGTGTTAATTTTAAAAATTTTACACCACGACCAAAACCAAAGAAAAGACCTAGACGACATAAAAAAAATTTAAATAAAGATGAAAAAAGAATGACAAAAAAATATAGAAGACAGGGGAGATAATGGCAACGACACTTCAACCAGGTTCACTGACACCAAGTCAAACACAACAAACTGGCAGTAAAAAAGCTGTTAGTTTAATAGATAGTCTATTAACAAAACCTACACTGCCTCAAGGCACAGCAATAAGTCCACAGGTTCAAAGTGTACAATCAAATGAATTATTAGCAACTCCAGGTGTAACTGGAACTGTTGCCGCACAAACTACAGGTGCACAAGCAGGAACTGCAACTGGGGCAACTGGTGCTGCTCCTACAGCTGTTGGTCAAGTAACACAAGCTGCAGCAGGTCAGGTAACTCCTGCAACGGTTGGTACGGCAGCACAAGCAACTGCAGCACAAGGAACTGTTACTAGTCCTATGCAAGCTGCTACACAGTCTTTAGCTAACTTAGATAAACGAGCAACTGTACAAGGTCAGTTAGAAGGTATATCTCAAGATATTGAAACGTCATTACAACAAGGTTCACCTTTACCTGCATTTGCAAGAGGTGCTGCTGAAGCTGCTAAAGCTACTATGCAAGCAAGAGGATTAGGTTCCTCAACAATGTTAGCAGAAGCAATGGCTGAAGGTATATTAAGATCATCAATACCAATAGCACAAGCTGATGCAAATACATATAAACAAGTTATATTTCAAAATTTATCTAATAACCAACAAGCTGCTGTTGTTAATGCACAAGCATATCTACAAATGGATATGGCTAATTTATCTAACAATCAGCAAACTAATTTACAAAATTTACAAGCAAGACAGCAAGTATTACTAACTGATAATGCTGCTAGAAATGCTGCACTACAATTTAATGCTACAAGTCAAAATCAAGTTAATCAATTTTATACTAGTTTAAATAGTAATATACAACAACAAAACGCAAAACGAACAGATGCAATGAATCAGTTTAATGCTGCTGAATTAAATAAAGTATCAGCATTAAATGCTAAAAATAATACAGCTATAGCAGATGCTAATGCACAAAGAGAAGCTGCAATATCCCAATTCAATGCAACACTTGATGCACAAAGACAAAAGTTTAATGTAGAAAATCAAAGAGTTATTGATCAATCAAATGTAACTTGGAGAAGACAAATTAATACTGCAAACACTGCTGCAGTAAATGCTGCTAATCAAACTAATGCAGAAAACTTATTAAATTTAAGTAACTATGCATTATCAGCATTATGGCAACAATGGAGAGATGAAGCATCTTGGGTAAATACTTCTTCTCAAAATGAAGCTAATAGAAATCATAATTTAGCAGTGGCTGCTTTAGAAAGAACAACTAGTTTAGATTTACAAAACAATGCACAAAAGACTGCACTATATGGAATGCTTGGTCAGTTTGGTATGTCTGTATTTTCTAAATATAGTGATATTAGATTAAAAACTGATATAAAATTAATTGGTATATCAGATATGGGAATCAATATGTATTTATTTAAATACAATGGTAGTGAAGATATTTACCAAGGTGTTATGGCACAAGAAGTACCTTGGGCAACTACACAAGATAAGAATGGATTCTATATGGTTGATTATTCTAAAGTAGATGTTGAATTTAAAAAACTTAATTAGGAGATTTAATGAAGAACGATAGAAAAGGTGTATTTAATATATTTCGTAATGCAGCTAAAGCAACAGGTGATTTTTTTGGTAGTATACTTACTAGTCCTCAAGATGATGTAATGGGACCTAATCCTCAAGTTAAAAGTGGAAGATCACCTAGATCTGCACCTAGAATAAATGTTTTAGACAAATTAGGTAAGGCAGTAAAAGATTCATCAGGATATGATAATAGAAAAGCAGCTTATGATTCATATATGAATAATTTAAAAATGATGAAAACTGGATATCAAAGATTAAGTGGTAAAGTAGGTATAAGTTCACCAGGTCCTAAAATGGCTACTAAAATAGGGCAAGTTGGTAGAACAAATAATTATGAAGATTACTTAAGAACATGGAATTCAAGAATGCGTAAGTTTGCAGTTCAAAGATACTATGCATCACTAGGTAAAAAATAATGTCAAAATTAATAAACGATAATATAACAGAAGCAGAATATAATCCATTTGATGCACCTATTGCAGGCCAATCATTAACTGATGAGCCAGGTAACTATCCATGGGAACATCCGCCAAAAACAACAGATCCTATTGAAGCAATAGAAAAATTTTGGGATAGATTAACTGATCCTGAAGTTGCACAAGAAATGATTACTATGATGGAAGCTGGTGTTCCTATAGAAGCACTGGCTAGAATATTAACATTTGCTGGATTTTCAGAAGGTGAGTTTACTCCTGATGTAGGATTTTTAACAATAGAACCTTTAATGAAAATGTTAGCTGCTATAGGTATGAGAGCAGGAGTTAAAAATCTAGTTGTATCATTAGAAGATTTTAGTAATAAAAAAACTATTAGAGATATGTTAACATTAAAAGAAGTTAATGAACGTATTGAAGAAGTAGCAGAAGATGTAAAACAAGAGCCACCAAAAGGTTTAATGGCTCCAAAAAATAGAGAGGAAGTATAATGGTTAGTCCACTAGTCCCATTTTTATTAGGTGCAGGTAGCCAATATTTAGCTGATGAAGATGCATCAGATAGATTAAAAGGTGATATAATTGATGGTGTATCAAAACAAATATATGAAGTAGAAATACCAGAAGCACAAAAACAAATTAATAGTATTAAAAATGTAAAAAATGCCATCGAAGGTAAATATGGTCCAGGTGTTGCAGAGGCATTTGATAATATAGGTTTATATGAATCTGGTGATCAAAGAATGGTTGACGAAGAAATAAGAAAATATTTTATTAATTTAAAAGATACAAAAAATATATCTCAAGATGCATTTGAAAAATCAATAAATGATTTATTTGAAAAAACTAAGCTAGCAGGCAAAGAGGGACAAGAGGCTTCTGAATTATTTAAAGGTAGATTTGGTGGTCAATCAATGCTATCATTAAAAACACAGCAACTACAAGATAGAAAAGAAAAAGTTAGAGAATTATTTGATGATAGGGCTAATATGAGAGATTTATTAGTTGCACCAGATGCACCTAAAGAAGGTGTTAGAGGATTTTTATTTGGTGATAGAGTTACTTCTCAAGATGTCCCTGGTGCTACTGGTAGACTTACAGAAGCTACACAAGTTGATGTACCAGAGCCAGCAGAGGCTGCACCAAGAGTTCCTTTTAGTGCATTAGGATTACCTCAAGAGGGTGTTACTGATCTAAGAGAATATGATAAAAAAGAAGATAGACCAGAGCTTAGATTTTTTAGACAAGATTTTAATAATGTTGTAAGTGATAGAATATTAGGTGGTAATCAAGAATTTTCAAATGTATTTCCTAATTACGCAGAGGATTATAATAATGCTATAAAATTTGGTGGATACAAAGGAACTGAGCAGGATTACTATAGAGAACGTTATGTAAAAGATAGATTTAAAGCAGATGGTATAAATTATAAATCTGATGTAGATGTAGTTGATAAACGTACTAAAAAAAATATGGAAGAAACTAAAGCTAGAGTAGAAGAAGCAGGGTTAGATACAAAAACATCTGGTGCAACAAAAGAAGAAAGAGGAGAGGCTTTTGCATTTGGAGATGTAGGAGCAGAAGAAAGTATAGATTACAATTTAAAACTTGATGCTATAAATATTTCTTTATCAAATGCTATAGCTAAAGTTTTAGCTGATACATCATTAACTGAAGAGCAAAGAGAAACATTAATAGAAACTATAAAAAGAGAAGCACAAAGAAAAAAACAAGAGTTAGGTTCACCTCCAAAAGGTACAATGACTGGACCATTAATTCCATAGAGAGTATAATTAATGTCTGAACAAAATATGTTTAATTATTTGTTGCCAGAATCAACAAAAAAATTAGATATTAAAAATAATTTTAATTTATCTAATACTGCTGATAGGCAAACAATATTAAGAAATCCACAAGAGTTTAATATGTTTGATGATTTACTACCACAATCATCAAAATTACTTGCTCGTGAAAAAATATATGCAAGAGATAGTGAGCATGAGCTAGGTGTTGGTGAGGCATTTTTTCTAGGTCTAAAAGATACTTATCGTGGTGTAAAACAAATGGCTGGTATTGATCTTGAAAATATGGAAAGAGATCAACAAAGAATTAGAGATGTTTTAGAAAATGGTGATGGATTAACTAAAGCTGCATATTTTGGTGGATTAATTTTAGATCCTGCTATGTGGTTGATACCTGTGCTAAGAGGTAAAAATCTATATCAAATGGCTAAATCAGGTGCAATAGCTGGTGGATTAGCTGGAGCATTTGGTTATGTAGATGATCAAAGTTTTTTTGATACAAGAACTAAGCAGGCACTGGGTGGTGCTGTTACAGGTGGAGTTTTATCACCAGTCATAGGTAAAACTGCAGAATTTATAAAATTAAAAAAACTTAAAAAAGATTTTGGATTAGACCAATCAGGACCTTCACCTGAAGAGCTTGCTAAATTAAAACAAAAAGATTTTGTAAATATACCATTACCAGGAAAAGATGATATAGTTATTGGACAAAAAGCTACACTCGATACTGGTAAAAAAGTAAAAGGTCGTGGAGATATTAGTGCAAGAGTAAGAAGAGAAGCAACTATAAAAACAAGAGAAGAAGTCAATGACACTCCAGTAACTATACCTAAAGAAAAACAAAATAATAATAGTTTTTTACTCAGAGGACCTTTAGAGTTTATGAGAGATATAAGAAACGGATACTCTAAAAATATTGGAAGACCCGCTTTTGATTATCTAACAGCTGGAAGAATTGGTCCTGAATTAGGTGGTGGATTAGTTGGTGGTGCTTATGGATTTTCAACAGAAGGTTTAACGGGACAGGCATTAGATCCTGAATCTGAAGATAATATAACTAAAAGATTTAATAGAGCATTTCTAGGTTTTTTGGCTGGTGCAGGGGGTATATTAGCCATGAGAAATAAAAATATTAGTAATAAATTTTTTAGTTTAGCAGATAAACTAGCGGCAGGACAAACAGTAGGTATTTCTAATAAAGTAACACAAAAATGGTTAGATGATCCTGACTTAACAATTGCGGGTTTATTAGCTAGAGGTTTTGTAGATGGATATAAATTACCTAAGGAATTTAAAAAAATAGAAGCACAATCATTTAAAGGTTTAGAAAATATGATTTTAATTGATGCTGCAAAAATGGCTGGTAAAGCTACACAATTAACTCCTGATGAAAATAAAGTATTATATAATATGCTTGAAGGTGATATTAAATATGATGTTCCAGCAAAATATTTGAATGAAATGAGAGATGAAGCTCGTGCAAAAATTACGGAGTTAAGTCAGAAGTATGTTGATCTTGGTTTGATAACAGATGAAACCATGAAAACTAACATAGAAAAATATTTAAGAAGAGCATATGCTGGTCAAAATATTGGTAAATTTGCTGATGAAATAAAAGCAAGAGGTATTATAGAAAATATTACACCTAAACAATGGATAAATGAATATAGCAAAATAAAAGCATACAGATTTTTAGAGCCAAAAAAACCAGTAGCAATAGATGACCATAATGGTTGGGAATTATTTGGAAATATTTTAGATAATAAAGGAAATGTAACTGGTAAAAAAGCAACTATAAATGAAGTTAAAAAATTAGCTAAAAATCCAGCAAAAGCTGATGAGCCTATTATAAATGCTAGATGGCAATTTACTAAACAAGAACGTTTAGGTATGGGTGAGATAGAAAATGCGTCATTTGCAATAGCAGAAACTGGCAGGTTAATGGCTACAACTTTACCTAGATATGATTTTTATGCTAGGTTATCTGAGCAACCATTTACAAAAGATAAATTATCTAGAGAAGAAGCACTAAATTTAAAGTATGTTAAAGTTCCAACTACTATAAAAAAAGGAACTATACAGCCTACGTTTGGTAAATTAGCTGGTAAATTTGTACCAGAAGAAGTATACTTTAATTTAGATCAAATGAATAAAATTGCTGAAGGACCTACAACTGGTTTTGGAAAAGCATATAGAAAATTAAATCAAGTTTGGAAAGTAAGTAAAACTGCATGGAACCCTACGGTTCATGTTAATAATGTAATAAGTAATTTAGTTTTATTAGATCTAGTTGATGGAAGTTATAAATATTTACCAAAAGCTGCTAATGCATTTATGCAAGCTGGAAGAGGTAAAAAATCAAAAGTAGTAGAGCTAGCAGAACAACATGGTGTCTTTAATGCCAGTTTACCAGAAATTGAATTAGGAAGATTAAGACAGCCTAATGTAGATAATTTATCAAAAATATACACTGTAGATTCAAAAAGTAATACAGCAGTTCAGGGAGTTAGTGTTGCAGATAAATTTTACAGGGGTTATGTAAAACCTTTAGTAGGTTCAAAGTTTGGCTTAGATAATTTAACTGATTGGTATAGAAAAGAAGATGAATTATTTAGATTAGCTTTATTTATGGATAGATTAGATAAAGGCTACTCTGCAGTTGATGCTGCTATGGATGCTAGAAAATCTTTCATAGACTATAATATAACAGCACCTGCAATAAATTGGATGAGACAATTTCCAACTCCATTTTTAGCTTACACTTATAGAGTTATACCTATACTATCAGAAGCTGCATTTGTAAGACCATGGAAATATGCTAAATATGCAGTATTAGGATACATGTTAAATAATGGTGGTGATATATTAGGTGGTGGAGATACTAAAGCAGAACGTGCAGCAATGCCTGAACAAAAACAAGGTAGAGTTTTTGGTTTACCATTTTTACCACATAGGAATGTTAAGATCCCACTAGCAGGAGATAAACAGGGTGGAGCATATATGGATATAACTAGATATGTTCCAGGTGGTGATATTTTAGATTTAGGTTCTGGAAATTTAATGCCTGGACTACCAGCACCTTTACAACCTAATTTTGGTATAGCTGGCGATGTGTTATTTCCCTTAGTTGGATTTGATTTATTTGGAAAAAAAGCATTAGCTGGTCAGGGCATATCAGATTTTGATGATTTAAAAGTTAGAGCAAAAGCTGTATCACAAAGAATAATACCTAACTTCCCTTTTGTTCCAGGATCATATTCTACACAAAGAATTGAAAGGGCTAGAAAAGGAAAAGAAACACCTTTTAGATCTGAAGAAAGTGAATTAAATGCATTTTTTAATTCAGTTGGTTTTAAATTTCAAAAAGTAAATATAAAAAAATTAAGAACAGCAAAAGGATTTGAATTTAGAAGAAAAGTAAATGGTATAAAACAACAAATTAGAGGTGAGGCTTCTAAGTTTAGAGATGGAAAAGTTTCAAAAGATGAATATGAAGAAAATATAAACGAATTAAAAGATAAATTTTATGATATACGAAATTCATTTAAAAAAGCAACAGGTATACCTTTGAGTTTAAAACAACCAACTATAATATCAGATATACCAAAAGTACTTGCTGGTGCTTTAAGTGAAAGATTTACAGAATTTGGAGAAGATCAAGATTATAATGAATTTAATCAATTTGATAATTTATTACCAGAGTCAGCAAGATAATGGCTAAACAACCTAAAACAACTAGTGAACATCTTATATCCATTTATGGGTATATAACAGGATTAAAAAGGGAGATTAGCACAATAAAAAATAATCATTTAAAACATCTACATCAAGACGTAGATAAATTACATGGTAAAATAGATAGAATATTATATGTAATAGTAGGTGGATTAGGTGCAGTGGTGGCAACATTAATAGGATTATTAGGATAAT